GGTGCAGGCGGCGGGAGTGGCCCACCCTTGGCATCAACCCACTTCAAACAAATTTGTTCGACATTTGGGCAATACTCCCCGTCCACGAGAATCATATTTTCTGGACACTTCGAGTGGGCTGCATCGGGCTTCGAGGCGTCTACTTCTAGAGAACAACACGGGCCCTTGCTTGAAGCAAGGGCAAGTGAAAGCACATCATCAGATGTGACAGATTCAACCTCATGACAACACCAAAGACCGACTAATGTTAAGACGAGAATTCTGTTCTTCATATATTACTAAAGCAGTATCATCTTGAGACACACTGTTTCACGTCGTGGTCTTCTTCTTTTTCCATGTTTCGAAGGCTTGCGTGATTTTTGGATCAACGTCCGCTACATCACGTGTTCGAACGTAAACCGGAAAACGCATTTTCCCATCCTCTGTTAGACCGTCACTCGTCATAGGATCTGGTTGGGCTTCGCATTCCACAACTCTGCCGATCCAATTGTCTGGCTTGTCGAGCTGAATTTCAGCGCGGACTGCGTCATTGAAACCACTACCGACATTGGTGATCACTCCATTAGGAAGCAACACATTGAAGCCTCCAAACAGTCCTTCACGTTTTGTATTGATACGTCCTTCATACCAACCACAAATGACACCCTCGTAGGTGACACATGGTTTCAATTTTAGAATGTTACGACTACGATCCCATTCATATGTGGAATTTAGTGTCTTCAACATCACACCTTCGAACTCTTCATTCATGCACTTGGCAAAGAATTCTTTGAGTTCTTTTTCATCACTCGCCATGATGTGTGGAACTTGACGAACACAATCATTGTCGATCATTCCAACAAGCCTAGCAACGTGACTACAGCGTGTTTCATATGTCATTTCTGTTGCTTGTGCAACCCAGTCTTGCAACGGCATTGCGTCGAAAACGTTATAGACCATGTTGCTGTCGTCTTTCGCTGTCTTTGACATGACGACAGAATTGGATTCATTCCAATCTTTTCCCATCGCCTCGCCGTCCAAGACCCAATTGTCATACATAGACGTACTGAGTGCAGCGCGAATAGTGGGCAATGATTCGAGAACAGTTCCATTACGAGTGTAAAAAGTCACCTCACCATCTTTTTTGACAGCGATGAATCGTAGACCATCGAGTTTTGGCTCGACTCGCACAGGGTACACTACCTTGTCAAGGATTTTGATTCCCTCGCCTCGAGTGAATTCGCTCTTCAATGTGTGAGCAAGTGAGACTGCAAAGGCTTTCAATGTTCCGGGCCAAACCTTGTTGACTGTACTTTCCTGTACACCACAACGTAGATTATGCAGGAGGATGCGAAAGCACCACTTCTGCATCAATTCATCCATATTGCCAAATGCTGATTCTACAAGAGCTTTCGCATCATTACCAGTGACCTGCCTGGACGACAATTTGGGCAAAATTTGTGTCAAAAATTTGTCAAGAAGAACATCAGCATCAGCAATGCTGACCCCGGGTTTTGGCATCTTGAACTTCTTGACATAATAGACCGTGTAAGGGTCCTGGGCCGCGATGAAGGTGCGTTTCAAGAGATCGTTGTGTCGTGCAGCCTGGAGAATGTCCTTTTTAGCATTGCTGCCTGAAGTGGATTCGAGTTCTTCGAGAATGTCGATGACTGTTCTTGCCATGATCTCAGTGTACCACGATCTCAATCATACTTGCACTTTCGATGAACTCTATGCGATATCGTTTGGAACAATGATTGCCAATGTCGATTGACACTTGCGACAATTTCGCATCTCAAGATCAGGAAATTTGTCTAGACCCGATTTTTGAACGCCGAGATATTGCAAATTTTCCCAATCGTCTTCAGAAATACTCTCACCGCATCCACAGACTTTGGGCCAGGATTCGACTTTAATTTTGTTCACTGTTGTTGTTTTTCTTTTGTGCTCAAAGCAGCCTTGAGCAAAGACGCGTCAATTGGGCCAAGTTGGGATCGAATTGCTTCACCGTCGTCATTCATTTGAACGATTTCGACATGTCCAGACAAATCATTGACGTAAATTTGAAGTGTTGAATTTTCAGAATCAAGAGCCAAGGCTTCTCTCCAGGGATTTACGTAATCTTGTAAATTGATGACCTTACCCATAGCATTCCTCAAGTATGTTTTCCAGTTGATTCAACAAAACTTCATCGCGCTTGATTTGTTCTTTGATCGCTAGTATTGTGATTAATTCACGTTCTCGTTGCGCGGCATGATGATTACTTTTACTCTTTTTCTCCAAATTGATCAATCGCTCTTTAGCAGACATCAATTGCGATCTTAGAAAGTTACACTTGTTTCCAAGCAATCCACGATGAGCATCATTTTCCGGTAACACTTGTGATTTGCATGCAAAGCATTCTACTGCTAATTTCTTCGAGTCTTTCATGTTTATCTCAGATTGGTTGAGTCAATTAAAAACTTTGCACGATCATCATGACGAAAAGAAGGTCAGCACCCGTGGGGATACCACTCGGTCTGACCCAATGTTACTGGCGGGATGGTGGGCTCCGCTGTCACGTTCAATAAGATAATTCCTGCATTCGTACGACTGAATGCCACCCAGGATAAGTGGAAGCTGGCGTCGACCAGCCTTCCAAAATTACGTAAAAGGCGTCATGGAATTTCTTCTTTCGCTTTAGTTGTTGGATTATCAAACTTCTCTATCAAAGGTTCAATGTGATTTTCCCACATCTTATTGAAGACAAGTTTTTTACGAGCATTCCTCTCCATGCGACTGGGTACGTGTTTTCCTACACCGTATTGTGCTTTTAGGCTCTGTACTTGTGTTTCACGTGTCTTTCCATTCCCAATCTCTTCTCGCATGGCCTTTCGCCACAATTTGCGAAATTTACGCTTAAGAATTCTCGCTTCTTCAGGAGGTAGTTGTGACAAAGCACGCCTCATATCAAAATCAGTTTTTTCCATGGGAATGATCCCACATTGAAACATGACAGTTACGATGAACGCCCTATCGACTTCTCGCAAGTTTTCACGAGGACCTTTTTTCTTCTTAGTTGCCATCAGGTCTTCTTTGGATTTGCGGGACTCTTGAAAATTCCGGGAATGTTTGGAGTAACGCCAATGCCGGCTTCTCCGATGGGAACACCAAAAACTCCCAACACAATTTCGGCGCAGTACTTATGAACGCTTTTTGCTAGTTCGATCTTGTCAATTCCTTGACTGGTGAGTTTGCTCCAGAGATTGATTCGAAGCTCTTCCGGAAGATCTTGCATCAAAAGCTTGATGTTGGTGCCTTGAACATCGCTGAGTCGATCCAGGCTCTTGACAACATACGCAGCAACCTTATCAACCAAGTCATTTTGATGACCTTGACCTTGGCGTTTGATCTTTGCACGGACACGTGGATCTTGGTATTTGTTGACAATGTCTTCGCCCGTAAGTTGACTTTCAATCGTCTTGCAGAAAGACCTAAAGGCAATTGCTGCTTCAACTCCGACGAAACCGATGCACATGTGATAGAAGAGTTCTTCTTCGGGTTTATCCATGACGCCAGCATAAATCAACGCATGGTTGAGAGCTTCCCAAGAGCGAGGACTGACGTTGACAGATCCTTGTTCTGCGTGTTTGGGAGGATAAAGCCAATTGTTGCCGTCGTGCTTTTGATTATTTTCAATGAAATCAGGAATGAAGTAGTGAAGGTTACCCCCTTGTTCCGGATCATCGCTACGTGCCCAAGCACAAAATTCTTTTAGCGTTGGGTCAAGATCGGTAGTGTGGAACCGGTCAAGCAACGCAGGATCCATTTCATTGACAGTGTATGCCGCACTGTCGTTAATGGCTGCATAGACACGTGTAAGAGGATGCAACTTCCATCCATTCAATTCACGATCAAGAACAACTTGAAATGCAGCCTGCATCACTTCCGGAGTGGCACGATTTAGTTCGTCCAAAAAAAGGACGCAAGGTTCGAGACATGCTTTCTTGAACCAATCAGGTGGATTGAATCGTGTCACCTCTCCGTCTGTGCTAGGGAGACCAACCATATCACCTTCAGTCATTTGACTGAGACGACGATCGATGATTGGGTAAAACTCATACAATCGATCGTCATTCAGCCGCGCGCGGAACTTCGATAGATCAATGACAGTGCCTTCCTTTGTCTTGAAAGACGCCCCTTCTTTGATCTTGGTGATCAGATTCTTACGAATCGTAGCAGAAACCTGCCGGACCACTTTACTTTTTCCGACGCCGTGATTGGCTCGGAGAAGCATTGAAACCCACGGGGGCATCTTTGCTGCGACATTCTTCCACGATGCAATTGACAATGACGTCTGTGCCATACTGATTCGACTCCTTGAGGTTGGTTCAACTCTACTTTAGAGCGTCAAAAGCTTACACCTTCGTCGAATCCACTAAATCAACATCATTCGCTATGAAGATGATGTCCAGTGTTCTTCGCCAAACACTCGCAACGTACAGTCACCTGCAGGTTGTACAGCAAATCCCGAGTGTAATTTTCTGACCTCGACTCGAGTGCCTGGACTAAAGCGAGTGATGCATTCAGGAACGATTTTCGCTCCATCAATAGTAAGATAAGTCGGATGCGTAAGATCACACAAAATAGTGCGAGTGATGATTGCCATGATTTATAAGTATCTCTCGCGAGCGCGCGTTACCTAAGCTTGTGTCGCACAGCTAACGCGAGAGTGGGTAATTGGTCAGCTAGTTCTTCATAAAGACGCCATTGACCTTTTAGAATTCTGTGACAACTATAGTAAGAGTGTCGACCAATTGACTCAATCGCTTCTTGGCTACCATCAAACGCGGTGGGCATGATGATATTGACCCACAAGACCCAGTCGCCGATACGTTGAAATGATACAAAGTCACCTGTCATGACCGCATCGGCGTACTCTAATACGACTGATCGATTGCTTAAATCGAGTCCGTCTTTAGAAATTGCTTGTGCCTTGAGCACGCCAACAACATAAGCAATCGTTTCAGGTCGATATTTGCTACGTAATTCGACCAAACGATTATCAAACCACACGTCCAAGCCTTGAACCAAGTCCATGACTTAAGTAAACACCACATACCGATCCCTCGTAAAGGCGTGGTGTTTATTACGCGTATCAGTCTGATGGTAACACTTTCTTTTTACGTGCTTTTTTTGTAGCCTCACCTGTGGGCTCTTCACCGGTCTCAAATGTCGCTTTGCCCTCATCCGAAGAAGGTGCCATGGCGTCGATGATATTATCATCACGCTGGTCTTCAATCACCGGTGGGTCGAGAACAATAACGCCTTCTTGTGGGCTATTGATGTGAACTTGCGGCGGAAAAACCACTTCAAATTCCGCTTGCGTAGGTGAATTGACCCCCATGCGCTTACACCAAATTTCTAGTGAAGTGTACGTAGTAATTCCCAATTCTGCAATGAACGCAGCCAAAGTGGTACGTCGTCGCCGAAGCACGTCTGCCAGTCTTAGTTGAGGCTGATTGTTTTTCAAAACAATGCGGCCCGGATTTCCTCGTCCATCTCTACTCATGGCATTAACTATCTCATCCGCTCACGTCGCTGCGCTTCAACAGTATGAAGCAAGTCAGCAACGCCATGTTGAAAATTTGGATTCTTTGCAATTTCATCGATCTTCGCTTCGTCTGCCTCAAAATCCAAATCGTCAGTGTAAGCCTTGGCAAATTTACGCATCACTCGGAGGACGTAATTGCGTGCTGAGGAATGGTTCATGTTGAAACCAAGTTCAGTCATGAGGTCAGCAATCTCACGATAGTTGACGCCTTCATCCTCGGCGACCGTAGCGTAACCACGATCGACTCTTGTTCCCCTTCGCAATGCCATGTGTTCTTTCCTCATTCCTTGTTGTCGTCCTTTTTTTGCTTAAGAGGCAAGGAAACGACGTTATCGTTCTTTTTTTCGTTTTGTTTTGGAACCGCTCGCAACGGAGGCCTTACTGGCGTAGCCGGCTGATTTGAAACTGAGGGTTTGGGAGGAGCAGGAGGAGCGTATTGTCTGGTGACAGTCTTTGTGGTCCACATACCCGTCGGATCTGACCTTCGTGTGATGATTGGTGATGCAAATCGAGATGATTGAAATTCTTGAAGTCGACTAGCGAGATCATTGTCTGGAGTGGGCAACTCTGTTCTTCCAGTTCTAGACAATTTGTCGCCAGATGATTGTTTGTTAGAATCTGATCGCTTGATCAATTTGACAGCGATAATTGCCAAGCTCATCGAGATGATGACAATTCCAACTCCACAACAATATAGCAAGAATTCCGTTGCACTCATTCATTCACTCTAATTACGTCTACTTTTGGCCGTTGACAGCTGCAAGAAACTTACGCTCTTTACGCTTAGCAATTAACACACCAATCCCAGCGCTGATCAGTGAAAGTGATATCATCACCCCGGCAGTGACGATCATGATTTCAAGTGCGTTGATCATTTTCTTGTCGTTTCTTTTCTCGGCGCTCGACGCTATCGAGTACCTTCAACGTTGTTTTCCAACCGACAAAACATCCAACTGTGAATGCAGCACCTGTCGCCATGGTACCCGCCACGATAATCCACTTAATCATGTCAAGCCTTTTCCAGCCATCACGGCCCGGGCTTCTTCTTCTGTGATGGGATATTGAGATGACCCAGCTGATTCATCAACTAGACCAAATCGAAGCCTGAGAATTGCGGCCTCTTTGTTAGAGAGACTGTTTAACACTCCCCGAGTAATTTCTAACAATTGCTTTTCAGCAACGTTGTCAAAAGGATCGCTCCCTGGACGTTGATCCTCAATCTTATCACCAACAGTATCACCTTCACCGTTGGTGGACAAAGGTTGTTGCAATGAAATGATTCCTCGTCCAGAATACATCGTTGCATTGACAACTGTCGTGCTAGCTCCGATAAGCTCTGTCAACTCTTTTGACGTGGGCTCTGTTCCGTTCGCCTCGCGATAATCATCCGCAGCTTGCAACATTTTACGTTGAACCGTCGCCGCGTGGGCTGGAAGACGAATCATGCGCTTACGCTTCAAGACGTGTTGGCCGATAGCTTGTTTGATCCACCACGTTGCATACGTGGAAAACATGAAACCCTTTTCATACTTGAAGCGATCGACTGCCTTCATGAGACCGATGTTACCTTCTTGAATGAGGTCTTCGATCGGAAGATTGTGACCTTTGTACTGTTTGGCAATGGAAACAACCAAACGCAAATTACATTCTGTCAATTTTTTCTGGAGCTTCTTAGCTTCCGCTGTTCGCTCGATGACCTCGCCATCAGCATCACGTGTGCATCCTTCATTGTACTCTTTGAACAACTCAGTCGCCTGCTGTTTGTTCAGTTGCGGAAAACGTTGAAGAGCTTCAAGATATGACGCAACGATGTTGTGATCTGCACCAGCATATTCAGTGCGTTTTTTGTCGCCAACAAGACCTCCACGTTTTTTTTGTTTCGTGTCGGCCTCGCGCGCCTTTGACCAATTCATACCCATCAATTGCACCTTATTCTGCCACTTGTTGTGGCGTTTTACGTTAAATTGTCAAAGTTTGTTAATGATAACTTTGACTGAATCAGTTCGTGTTTAGCGCGAGTTGGCTAGAAATGAGGCGCAACATGTCACCAAGTGATTGAACACTCAGTATAGAAACGCACATTTTATTGTACTTCACCTCAAAGGCGTGTACATGAATTGACGGTCAATATGACTAATCGGTAACTCGGCGACGAAACCAACGACCAAGTTCATCATTGTAAATTTCAAATTTAACGCCGGCATGCCATTTTACATAACGAAATTCTAGAATGATGCCTGGGGGAGCTGCGATCGCATCCCACTCTTCAAGCCCAGATGACCAGATCTGCCAATTGCTCGCCATGATATTAGTGTACCTCAGGAAGGACGTTAGGTTCACACTTTACAATTTGTCCAAACCAACGTCCACACCGTGATTTTATGCACTTTACTGCGTTGGTGACCTGATCATATTCCCAGGCATAGTCTGCACTTTGTAATAATCCTGATGGAATTGGAGTCGATAGTGAATTGGCGTTACCGTCAATGTAAAACAGTTGACCAGGTTGCATCCCCACGCCTGCCTTACGCTTAGCATACCAGGTGACATGTAATTTGCCATCGGCATCTAGGCCCACCCAACCACGAGGAATAGTCAATGAATTGATGATGGTGATGATATCCTCGAGCACCACGCGATTATTCTCGACATCACCTCGAAGCCTCATGATGCGACGACATGCCCATGTGACTGTCCTTGCTTTTTCAGCTATATTATCCATGGACGTTACCTCACGATGAATGTCAAGTTGGCTTCATAGATTTCTGATGAAATGCTATGATTTTTCAATATCACGGATTCAATCCACACATGTGAACCTCGTTGTCGAGATTCGACTTTGACAGCAAGGTGCCAAGATCGACCACGATCGGGCGTGAATTCATCACCGATTTTGATTGTTTTCGCTAGCTTTTCAGCCATTCCTCAATTCTAACATCGAGGCAACACATAGTTCACTGGCCGGCGCGGTGGGAATCGAACCCACATTCCTGGAGTCAAAGGCCAGTGTCTTAACCATTAGACGACACACCAATAATTACGTGCAATTTGCGTTCCATGAATCTAGCAGGAGCACTCGGATTCGAACCGAGGTAACGGGTTTTGGAGGCCCGCGTACTAGCCACTGTACGATACTCCTATGTTATGCAACTTCTTTCAATTCAACAATCAATTCAGGATCAAGTTGGTATTTCTTGTCCCTGTGTAGTCTATCTCTTCCTCGACAATCACACAGCCAACAGGTGCAAACTGGACGTTCTGATTTGCTTTTTCTCTTTGACTTACTCATGACGGCGGACATAGCCGGACTCGAACCGAGCATCATACCGTAGACAGCGGTACTGCATTACCCAATGCACATATGTCCATTTTCTTCAATTATTTGTGCCGGACCCTGGCAGCGAACCAGGCGTATCATCCTGTTTGACCGTCTGCAGCACTTCAAAGGCGCTGGGGACGAAGGTCTCGGTGTTGACTCCCACGTATGAAGTGGGTGGGTTCTCTAATGCTCCCTCGACCGGCATAGTATTGACACATTCACATCCACGGGTACAAGCCGCTAGACAGCTCTCGCTGCATGAGAGTTACTAGTGTCAGTGGAGCTCTCGGGAATCGAACCCGAATTTCTACTCTGCCGAGGTAGCACTCGCCCATTGAGTTAGAGCCCCATGAACCGAGGACGTCTTCAGATACAGAGCGCAGTGGGATCGCAATGACGCTTGCGTTGCTTCTGATCGTTTCCTCGACGGTCTGTATACCGACCGGTGGAGCTGAAGGGAATCGAACCCTTGTTCCCACGGTGCAAACGTGGTGTCTTCCCGCTAGACGACAGCCCCAATCCAAACGTTTCACTATTCTCTAGTCCCGCAGCGTCCCGCATTTTCACACAGCCTACTCCGTTTGGTCATCCTGGTGGAACTCGAATCCACGATCTTCTGCGAGTCATGCAGACATTTTCGCCGCTAAACTACAGGATGGTTGGCCAGGCTTTCCTGGCTGTCAAAGCGCTGTTACGGCGCACTTTCCCTACGTATTTCGATCACAAACAAGGGTTGAACGTTACTGTCATCCCTGCTCAATTCATCACTTTTTGGGCTTTGGCCGCTTGTTGCGGTATGTTTTGCGCCAACAGGGCCTACACATGTAGGGCTTGCCTGCGAGCTCAGTTGCCCGAACACAATATTTGCACATTTCACGCCTCCTTTCGTATGAAAGGGACGTTACGGAGGAAGTTTAACCTTGATCATGTGGTGATTGTCTCCTGTTAATTATGGTTGCAGATGTGGGATTTGAACGCCACGACCTTCTGGGTATGAACCAGACGAGCTACCAGACTGCTCTAATCTGCGGAAGCGGGCGAGGGATTTGAACCCCCAGCACTAGGTTATGAGCCTAGCAAGTTACCAGATTACTCTAGCCCGCTATATTGAATTCGTGGATCCACCCGGAGTCGAACCGAGATCACGTCGCTTAAAAGGCGGGTCTCTACCTGTTGAGTTATGGATCCAAATACTTTCACCTGCCGGGTATTGCACCCGCGTCTGCCGGCTACGCGCCGACCGTTTTCACTGATTAAACTATCGACTTGCGTCGAGAATTCGGTTACTCGTAGAGCCTCAGGACCGAGTTGAACGGTCGACCTCCGGAGAAAACACCGGTGCTCTACACTGAGCTACTGAGGCAAATAAGATTTTCACTTCCCCAATGCAGAATATAAATCCGCTAACTGTTTCATCCACAGTCTGGAATTGAGTTACTAATCTTGGTGGAGAGGGGAGGAATTGCACCTCCGACCTGCGGGATTAAATGCCCGCCGCTCTATCTGCTGAGCTACCTCTCCATGTTTGTTACGTTTTCACCTTCACGATTCAATGTCGGCCGACTTTCCAATTGTCCTCGCTTTTCAGGCGGCAGGATTCGAACCTGCATCTGCTGTCACGTGTTTTGTCACGATGGGTTACTCATTGTAACAGTGGGAGAGGAGGGACTTGAACCCCCGACCCGCGGGCTTAAATGCCCGCCGCTCTTTCGCTGAGCTACTCTCCCGTAGATTGAGTTTATCATATGCTTCCGTTTCTGTATAACGAGCAACGAACTTTTTTCTACATACGATATCGTGGGTCTGGTCGGATTCGAACCGACACTTTCCTGATTAAGAGTCAGGTGTGCTAAACCATTAAACACTACAAACCCAATTGGACCGGAAACAGAGGCCTCAGCTACGTGCTCAGAAGAGCATCCCGCGGTGGCATGGATCCGGCGGATGGAGAGGTGGGAATCGAACCCACATGATCAGAGTCAGAACCTGAGATCTTTGCCGTTAGATGACTCTCCAGCTCACAGGGTAGGAATCGAACCTACGGTGGGGTTTCCCCCGACTGGTTAACAGCCAGCTGCCTGACCATTCGGCTTCCCGTGAATGACAGTGATCCTCATCAAGATCACTTAGCTCCAGCGAAGGGAATCGAACCCCTGTAGTCTCGGTAAACAGCCGAGCGCCCGCCATCGGACACCACTGGAATGTGGCTTCCGGGGATGGCTTCGAACCTATCATCTCCCGCCTATCATGGCGGTTGCTCTCATTGAGCTACCCGAAAATGGAACGCAAATTGTCAGGGAACAGAAAGAAAGACGTGAATCTCTCTTAGTGGTGCAGGAGGGAATCGAACCCTCGAGGGCATTAAAGCAACTGGGTTACAGCCAGTTCCGTCTCCATAGCGGTCTACTACACCATATGTTTTGTATCTGTTTCGTGTCGAAGTCTTAAACGAATGAAGCCGAAGAAGTTTCCTTCCTCGGCGTTGACTGTGGCTTCTCCACTTGTTCAATCGCTCCGGAAGCTCGGAGCGATGAATTCGCTCCAATTACGGATTGGCATTGGCAACATATTGCTGCCACTGCTTTTTCGTATCTTTTTGTGCGTTTGTATACATGACTTTACTTGTTCGTAACTTCGTGGGACAAGAGGGTCTCGAACCCCCGACCTCTACCTTATCAGAGTAGCGCTCTAAACCAACTGAGCTACTGTCCCAATTTGACTTCGGTTAGCAATTGCTACCGTCGTAAAGAATACTATATCTGGCTTTTGTTACTTGGTTCACAAGTTTTTCACTATCATTGCACTTTTATCGTTATCGTGTCTTGAGAGACGTCAACATCGTATCGATCTTTGAATGAAGCGATGGAAATGGCCATTCTTCATCGTTATTGAGCACGTATTCCACGTCAGCGTCACTTGGTTGGCGTAGTTCTGACTTGTGCATGTGCCATGCAGCATGAACTCGATCTTTCACTTTAGAAGACCTGACATCGACGCGATTTGCCCCCAACCAATGATGCATGTTATCACGATCATTATCATTCCTCGCGTCGTTGATGACAATTCCCCCAAACCCTTGTTGCTCAATCGCAAACAATAATTTTTCTAGTTCAGGCCGCGCTCGCATTGTGAGAGCGTCAACGTGAATCATCTGTCGCAAGTACTCTTCGCCCAACAGCTGCAACACTCTACGAGGCGAATTGTCATTAATGATTCCAACACCATTACATGCAGAACATTTATGAAATCGTATCATACCTCGAACTTGACCAGTTTTTTTGCAATGTGTGCATGGCCGTGCCCAACGAGGATCAGGTTCATTTCGAGCTGACGATGGTCCAAATACTTGTTCATCAGTGAAACTAAACATGTCTTGAGAAAAACGTTTCAAAGGACCGGCCAACGAGTAGAGCGTCCATCTATGCTCATTGACCAAAATATTCGCAACTGAGTCCTTGCCAGCGCCTGCAATGCCTGAGAGCACAATAAAATTAGGACGTGTGATCATTGACGAGATCCTCGTTCACTTGATGGCGAAGGGGGAAGAATTGCTAAAAATGCTTGTCGAGAAGGGTTTGTCTCTGGACAGGCTGGCACTGTGTCTAAACGTTGTCTGATAGCTTTTTCATTGTCAACTATAATGTCACGCTCCCATGAGGCGAGTTCAATTGACGTTGGAAAATTTAGTGAATCAACATTGACTACTCGAGGTGCTGCTAGCGCTAATGACAATTCATCAGCAAGTCGCACTGCTTCTTTCACGCGTTCTGCTACCGGAATTTTATTCATCAAAACCGGATTCGCCAGAGCAAGTCCAGCAAACCATTCTCTAAGAGATGTCGCGGCGGGGGCGGGCGGGGGCGATTCATCAAGTCCTTCTTTGATGGTTCCTAATTGAATCCCACATGATCGTTGAGACGTTTTCATGTAATTGATAGCTTAAAGTTACTCTACAACAATGCATCTTACATCCTTCTTCGGTTGACTAAAACGCGCGGGATACATAGAATAACGGCATAGCATGGAAGCACCCAAAATTCACGTTCATACATCAAGTGACAAAGGAACAATCAACTACGT